GGACAGCTCCGACCCAGGACCGAAGTGAGCGTCCGCCTGAGCCTGGCTGCCGATCGGGATCGGAATGTCGACTGGGGCGTCTCCGTCGGCGGTCATGATCCCGACCATCAACGCCTTGAGGTTGATGGTCGTGAGCCCGGCCATGCTCGGATCGACCTCGACCCAATACAGCGGCACCTTGATGTTGGCAGGAATGTTGGCAAAGCTGATCGGCATGGATGATTACTCCTCTCGCTGGGTTTGGCGAGACCGATCTCTCCGCTCGCCCTCACTCTTCTGCTCGACCAGTCTGATCGAGCCCTCACTCAGCCTCCGCTTGGTGAAGGTGTCGTTCGGCCACTCGATGTCGCCTTCGCTGCGGAAGCCTCCGGCTGTTGGGTGCTTGAGCAGACGACGCATCTGATCCTCACTGTATCCCTCGCCGGCGTTCGGGAGCACGCGAACTCCCTCGACCCGCCTCATGTCCCTCACTCGCTGGAGACGGGCCTTCGCCCGCTGGCCAGGGGTCATCACTTCCGTCTTCACAGCAACCATGGCTAACTCCTCCTCGCTGCTCGTAGAACATCAAGCATGTACTTGATCGTGATGGGTTGAACTTGAGTTGTATCAACGTTGTTGACCGCGACCGTGACGTCGATCTCATTCAGAGCGTCGGTGATGTCCGGGTACCACTCCGAACGAGAGAAGCAACTGACCTCATACTGAAGCTCGGCGAACGGCGTCTCATTGTTGGCCCCGGTCGATCCAAAGATGTGACGACGAGAGCCTCTGACCACACCCTCGAAGCCCATCCCCTCCGGATTGTTGTTGTGGAGCACGTTATTCAATTCGACGTTGGTCCAGAGCAGGCTCATGATCCTCAGATACGTCGCGTCGATGCTCCTCTCGAGCGAGACCTGATCGTTGTTGGCGTGGACCAGGGAGAAGCCTATGCGGGCGGTGTGGTTGAACCGGATGCACCCGGCGTTGGCATCACCGTCCGGCACCATCATCTCATCCACGATGTAGACGCCCAGGTATGGAAGCAGGGCGACCTGGACGGGCAGCATCCTTGTCTTACGAAATGTGTAGTCCGAGAAGTTCGCATCGTTAGCCAAGATGTCATACATGGCATCTCTGACGTCCAAGGCGAAGCTGTTAGTCTCGGTGATCATGGCCAGGTTCTCTTCGGGGGCCTCTTGGTCTGGGCCGTCATGAGCGACTTGAGTTGAAGGGTGACCTCCCCACCTCCGTTGTGAAAGACGTCGGTGATCTCGAAGCTTCCCAGGTCTGGGAGCCCAGTCGCCGGATCGGCCGGGATCTGGATGGTGTCGCCTTGCACCGGAAGCACCGCGAACTCTGCCGTCCTGATGTCCAGGATGGTGTCCTGATCGGACAGGATGCTGCCGTCCTCGAGCACCACGTTGAGCGAGCGACTGTCGTAGATGCCTCTCGCCGTACCAGAGAAGGAGTTGCCCAGGGTTGACGTAAAGGTCACCGTCCTGCCGAACACGGTCTGGCATGGATCGTAGACCAACGTGGACATGTTCAGTGCCATGCGAGCTTCTCACTCATTAGTTCGTCCATTCTCTTGACCAACTTATCGTACAGCTCCGGCCTGAGGATCGGACGGCTGGCCACGGTGCCTCTCAAGGAGACCGTGGGCTTTCTGGCGGCGACGCGCTGAGCCTTGAGCACAGCCTTGACCTTCTTGTCATCCCGCTCGGCCAATCTCGAGGTCGGCCAGATCTCGGTGGACGCGGAGGTCTCATCGACCGCGGTATTGGGATAGTGGCGATGCATGTCCTCGGTCTGCCAATCGGTCAGCTCCGCGCCGATGTCCTGAGGAAAGTGCTTGAGCTGCTCCTCCATGTTGGACAGGGTCTCGATCAGATGGCTGACGTCCAGGGCCACGGTTAGCACATCACACCTCCAACCTGACGTAGTGCATGAGCAGCGAGTTAGCTCCACTCATGCCCACCGCCGACACGCCGATGGTCCCGAGCTTGGCCGCGGTGGCTTGACTATCGTAGTATTGCACGCGGCTGTCCTTGTGGGCGATGCTGCGGACACCGCTGACGGCCAACCGCTGCATCATGGCCTGGCCCTCGCGGATCATCAAGCCCAGCGCCTGCTTCAGAGCCGGAGGCGCCTCCTCCGGCAACTTGTAGCCTCCGGCGTAGGTCACCTTGATCGGCTCCGAGTTGGTGCTCAGCAACTCGATCTTGCCAGACTTCAGTTCTATCGCGTAGGAGGCAGGATCGAGCGTGCTTCCGCTCGGGCTCTCCAGGATGATGTCGTAACTCTTATCCAGCGGGTAGTGGCTGAGGAACAGCCTGGTCATCGCGTTGTTCTGATCGTACTCAACGCACCGCCAAATCTCAGTCAGTTCCTCGTAGGCGAACACCCGATTGCAGTACGTCGCGATCAGGTCTGAGTAGTTGGTGATGAACATGGTCAGGAGCTCGTCCTGACTGGTGTCCGTCGCCAAAATTCCGAACATGATCTTGAGCTCAGCGAGCGTCATGAGGTCGAAGCTCTCGGCCGGAGTGATGACGTCGATGATCCGATCAGCCATTGCTTTCCTCGTTGTACTGCTCGAAGTAATCCCGCAGCAGGATGGGCTCCAACTCACCGTTCGACATGATCGGGATCAGGGCGTAGTTCTTACGGTCGACCCGGAAGCCCCTCAGATGGGGAGCGTCCCGACCGGAGAGGCCACGCTCGCCCTTGTCTCCTGGCTCTCCACGGTCTCCTCGATCTCCCTTCAGCCCAGGCTTGCCCGGCTTGCCGCACGAGGCGATCAACTGCCAGCCATCTCCAGGGCACGGCCCGGGAGCGTCGCACTTGGCGATGAAGGCGGAGCCGTTCAGAGCCACGATGTTGAGGTGATGATAGTCCTGGTCATCCCGATAGGTGCCCTTGACCTGAGGACTGGACGCGTGGCGACCTGGAGCTGCCACACACGCCCAGTCCTCATGCGGAGGAGCACGGGCCGTATCGCACTTGGCTTGATAGGTCCCACCTTGATGGGTGACCAACTCACTGCGATAATGGACCGCATTCTCGACGTACGGCTTGACCTCCCTCAGGAGCCCCGCTGCACCGTCCTTGCCCGTCGCTCCGATCTCACCGGGCTCGCCCTTTTCACCGCGCTCGCCTTGAGAGCCGTCGTTGCCCTTTTCACCTTGTTCGCCTTTTTCACCTTTCTCGCCATCTTTGCCTCCAATACCAATTGGGCCACGTTCACCTTGCTCACCGCGGGGACCAGGATCGCCCTTTTCCCCGCTCGGTCCAGCGGGCCCGACGGGACCAGGATCGCCAATTGAGCCAGCTTCGCCCCGATCGCCCTTCTCGCCTTGAGGTCCCTGTTCGCCTTGCTGACCTCGCTCTCCGGGATCGCCCTGCTCTCCCTTGAGACCCTGGGGGCCGATGGTGCCAACTTCTCCAGGATCACCCTTAAGGCCCGGTTCGCCCCTCTCACCCTGGACCCCCTTCTCACCGGAGGGGCCGACTTCGCCATCTTTCCCATCGTCGCCTCTCTCGCCCTGAGGGCCAGGATCGCCGCGCTCGCCTCGCTCACCCTTCTCGCCAATGGCTCCGACCTCTCCTCGAGGACCTACGTCGCCTCGCTCTCCCTGCGGACCGATCTCACCGACGTCGCCCTGAGGCCCGTCCTTGAGCTCGGCCAAGCGGGCCCTGATCATGGCGTCGAATGCGGCCATGGAGGTCTTGATCTGATCGTCGAGCATGACCAGCCGAGCGGTGGTGCGAGCGATGAGAGCCTCGGACTGAGCCTCCATCAACTTGACATGGCGCTCCCACTCCGCCGTCTGGTCGTCTAACGTCTCCGCGAGCGCGAGCCTCCACGCGTCAAGCAGAATATTTCCGCCGTCGTCCAACTCGCTCGGTGAGCCTAAGTAGGTTTCTGACTTCCCGTTGGATGTCATCATCGTTACCCTTCTCGGGTGGCTTGGGCTTCTCGCCGTCAGTTGGCGGCTTCTCACCGGCGGCCGGCTTAGCGTCTTGCGGACCAGCGGCAGGAGGAGCCGGAGGAGCGGCAGGAATGCTCCCAGCGGCGCTCAATGGAACGACCTGTTGCTGGACCCTGGGCTCATCTCCGAACGGGACCTTGTCGTAACCCTCGGAGTTGCGAGCTTCGTTGGGAGCCAAAATGCCACCGATCACTCCCTTGGCCAGAGCGTCGATGCGATCCTTGAACGCGGACCGGAGCAGCGCGCTGGTGTCGAACTCCACGTACTCATCGGGCTGACCCTTGAGATTGAAGTGGAGCCCGATCGCTTCTTCGATGTGATTGAGCGCGAAGCCCAACCCGCTGGCGATCCAGCTCTGCATCAGCAACTCCGCACTGCCATACGGAGCACCACCGATGCCGAGGATTTGGAGAGGCACACGGAAGGCCAAGGCGATCTGCTCATTGGAGAGCTTGAGAATGTCCGCAGTGGCTGCGTCCTTGCCTCCAGTGGCCCAGGGCTGGACCTTCAACCCTGCAGTGAGGATCGGAGTGCCGCCCTGGTTGAGACCCTGGACCTGCTCGTTCCAACGATCACGCAAAGCTTGGACCTGATCCTTGTCCAGCACGAGGTCGGTGGAGAGCACGGCAGACGGCCGAGCCTCGTTCATGTAGAACGCGGCCTGCTGCTTGGAGATGGATTGAGTGACGGCCAAGTCGCCGTAGGTAGCTACGATCGGGCTCTCGCCCACCAGCGGGACGGGGTATCGCTTCCGCTGAGTATGAAGCCTGATGTGGAGTACGTCGCGCATCGGCACGACCAGATACTCCTCTCCGAACCTCTTGCTCACGACGTCGTTGCCACCCAGCCAG